GTTAGAAACTCAATCAATAAATAAGCAGTCGTTAATTACGCCATTAAATAATATTAAACAGTTAGAAGCTCAACCAATAAATAAGCAGTCGTTAATCACGCCATTAAATAATATTAAACAGTTAGAAGCTCAATCAATAAATAAGCAGTCATTAATCAAACCATTAAATAATATTAAACAGTTAGAAACGTTCAATAATCAACTTAATACAAACAAATTAAATAATCAACAATTAGCAGGACAAACAAATCAGCAGATGAATGCTAAAATAACGATAGAGACAAAAGATCCACAGGGTATTGTGAAAAATGTTACACCTGAAACTTCTAATCCATGGATCAGTTTTACAAATTTAGGTGGGAGTATGATGTACTAAAATGTCTATTAATCAACAATTACGTAATGCTACATTTAGAAAAGTACCTTTTTTAGTCAAAGATTCTAGAATCTTGTTTGGGCAGAAAACTGTCATACATAGATATCCTAATTCTTCGCGCGTAGAGGTAGAATATCTAGGCGCAGATGTTGAAGAATTTAGTCTTGATATGATTATAAAGGGTACAGGGGATCAATACTTTTCAGATAGAAATGCGTTAAAAATAGCGCTCTTAGAAGGTGCAAATGGAGTTTTACTGCATCCTTACGAGGGCGAGATTAATTGTGCAGTTGTTGGGAAACCAGTCCTTAATGAGCAGGACCGCGAACAGGGCATTGCTAGTTTTATAGTTAATTTTATTAAAGTTAATGAAAAAATATATCCTATTGAAACTTCAAATAATTTTGGTCTTATACAAAACTGGCGTGATCAGGTCACATCATCACTGGCAACATGGATTGATGATAGTTTCAATATTTCAAATTCTTATGCTTATCAAGTTGCCAAGGAAAGTTTTACGACTGTTTCAGGATTATATACAGATGTCACTAATTCTATTGCAGTAGCAACAAATAAAATATCAGACGTAAAAAGTACTATTGCAAATTTTAATAATAATACATTGTCATATTTATCAGGAGGATTATCAACCTCTGGGGGATTATTGACATTATATAATAGTATTTTAGGAATTGGAGCAACACCAAACGCTCAGTTTCAATTATATGTACAGCTATTGGATAGCATATTACCTAATCCAACATATAAAACATCAACTGCGCAAAGAGCAGCAGCGTTAAAAAATACTGATATAGTAAATACAAGTGCAAAAGTACAAACATTAGCTAATATTTATAATTATACTCCTGATTTAGAATTTAGTTCTATTAAAGAAATAAATGCATATAGATTAGACATAGAAAAAATATATCAGAGCATAGTCAATGTTGATACTAGTATTCCTATCACATCCTTATCCATTACAGGTTTAGAAAATACAGATGTAGCCTATAATTTAAGTCAACTACGATCTGAAAACCAGAAATATATTGATACTATAGAAAATATAGTCGGTGAGATTATAACTATTAATAATGTGCAGCCGACTACATTAGAAAATTTTGTTTTTGCTAGATATGGTAATTTAAACAATTATGATGCAATTAAAGCACTCAACAATATACAGGATCCTACTCAGATTCGTGGTACTATTCAAATATTATCAGAGGTTTCTTAATGCAGAAAATAACAATTAAAATTAATAATATAGAATATGAAGGATTCGATGATATTACAATAAGCCAAAATATAGAAAATTTTTGTTCTGGTTTTTCTTTTACCTCATTTTCTGAAAAAGATGTTAAATTGCCATTCGAACCAGGTAAAATTTGTGAAATTTTTTTAGGTGGTGATGTCCTAATCACAGGATTAATAGATAGCGTTAAAAGTGGTTTTACAAATGATTCTCATTTTTATAATATTGCAGGAAGAGATGCAACTAGTATTATAGTTGATAGTTCTGCAAAAGGAAATCTTAGTTTTACAACGCCAATAAATATTATTAAAATAATGAAGGATATCCTAAAAAGAAATGGTTTACAATACACAATATTAGAACCTGAAGATGGAATTACTGATTTTACAAAGGCAGAATTACCGGAGGGCGAAGATGGCGAAAACATGTTTACCTTTTTTGAAAAGTTAGGTAGACAAAAAGGATTGTTAATTAGAACAAATAATAAAGGCAATATCACATTAGATAAAAAACAAGGTGAAATGTATAATGTTATTTTGCTAAATGAATTGAATGGAAATAGAAATAATATATTAGAAGCTAGCTATACTAAAGATGACTCTCAAAGATATCATACATATAGTTCTAGTTCACAAACTAATATGAGTTCAGGAATTAATGTAAGGGCGGATATTAATATTATAGGACTATATACCGATACGCAGCAAGTTTTAAATCCTTATAAATATTTAGATGTTAGTAGCGAAATATCAGACAATGGATCTTCTATTAAAACACGAGCAGAATGGGAATGTAGAATAAGAGCTGCGAGAAGTCGCGTGTACTCATGTAAAGTTCAGGGGTTTATTGCAGAAAATATAAATGGACAAAAAAAATATTGGGAAACAAACAAATTAATTAAAGTAAAGGATGTATTTAACGGAATTGATGCTATATTATTAATACGTAGTATTTTATTTAATTATTCACAATCTACTGGAAGTACTACGACATTAGAGTTAGTACCTAAAGATGCTTATTTATTAGAATCAGAGATAAAATGAATGCAAACACAATAAAATTATGTAGAACTTCATTACCTGAAGATGACTCAGGTTTTACGCCTATCGTGCAGATACAATATTTGTCACAGGTTAAAAATGCTGTTAATGCAACACCGTATGGTTTACATTCTAATCCTGTAAAAGAAACGCCTTGTTTGCTAATTTCAATAAATGGGGATTCAGGTAATAATTTTATAATTCCTTTATCAATAGAAGAAAGAATAATACCAGAAATTGAGTTAGAAGAAAGTGAAGTAATTACAGGTAATTTTACTAAAAAATCAACTATTTTTTTTGATGCAGATGGCAATATAAATATAACATCATCAAAAGATACAATTATAAATGTTGCTGGCAACTGTAAAATAAACGTTGACGGTTCAACTGATATAACTAGCACATGTGATGTTTCAGTTGATGCACCTAATATAAATATTACTGCTGATACAAATATAACAGGAAATACTCTCGTAACTGGAACGCTAGAAAGTACATCAACTTTAACGGCAGGAAATGGCGCAACAGGATCTTTTGATATTGTAACCGTAGTGGACGGAATAGTAACAGCAGGAAGCTAATGACAACAGAAATTAAAACTATTGATATCGCAGTTGCGCAAAATGTAGAAGGCATATATGATATTTCATTTGATGATAATGGCGATTTTGTACGAGATAGAAGTTATGAAACAGCAATACGCATGAGCTTGTTTTTAGATGCGAGGGCAGATGTATCAGATATAAAACCAGCAGAATTGCGCCGCGGCTGGTGGGGAAATGGAGAACTTTATAGTATCCCACACGAAATTGGTTCGAAATTATGGTTATTACAGCAAAGACGCAACACAGTAAAAGCACGAAATGATGCAATAGGATATGTTAAAAATTGTCTTCAATGGTTAATAGACGATAATCATGCTGAAAAAGTTGAGATAACTGCCTCGAGTGAAGATGTATTTGATATGATTTTAGATATAAAAATTACATATTCTGCTGATTTATTAGAGACTTTTCGCTTTAATCTTTGGTCGAATACAAAGGAATTATAAACTATGGCTTTAAATTTTCCTAAAACTAGAAAAGAAGTATACAACGGGATTACGACTGATTTTCAGACTGAAATTCCTGAATCAAATCCTACACTAAAAAATAGCTGGTTAAGGGCTTTTTTAATGGCTCTCGCAGGAGCGATATTCGGCATATATGAACGACTAAAGGTTTTAAAAACTCAATTATTCGCTCAAACTGCGTCAGATGATGATCTTTTAGCGATTGGTAATAAATGGATAGGGAACTATCTTGCAGCTACAATATCAACAGGATATGTTAGTTTTTCTGGAACAGTTAGTTCGATTATACCTGCAGCAACGCTTTTGCAAATTGATGGTTTACAATATAAAACATTATCAGAGGTAACTATTGCCTCTAATGTACAATCTATAACAACTATTGCTTATGCCTCAAATATTGCAACTGTAACAGTAGCTAGTGCTCATAAATTAGCAACAGGAATGAGTGTAGTAATTTTTGGTGCTAGCCCAGCCGGCATAAATGGAACATTTATAATAACAGTTACCGGAGAAACAATTTTTACATATACAACAACTGAATCAGGCACAGGAAGTGCGACAGGTACAAAAACATGCACAAGTGCATTTGTAAGTGTTCAAATAGAAAGTTTAGAAGTTGGTTTAGATAAAAATCAAGATCCAGGCGCTCAGATGTCTGTAGTAACTGCAATCTCAGGCGTTAATACTGTATATGTTCAGTATTCTGAAATTGTCGGGGGTACAGATATTGAAACAGCAGAAAATTATAGAATAAGATTAAATTTTAGATTACAAAATCCAGTTGCACATTTTAACGATGCTGATATTATCTTAAATATTTTAAAATTAGGTATTGTTAATAGAATATTTGTTCAGGATGTAACACCTGCACTAGGGCAGGTAACAATTTATAGTTTAAAAGAAAATAATGTTGTGCCTACCGCAACAGAATTAACATTAATTAAAAATCAGATATTAACTATTAAACCAGCAAATACGCCCGATAGTGCAGTTTATGTTTTAACACCAACGCTTGTTCCCACAAATTTTACATTTACGTCAATTACACCTGATGCAAGCACTATGAGAACAGCTATTACTAATAGTTTGATAGCTTTTTTTGAAGATGATCCTGAAATTGCAACAGATATAACAGAAACGCAATACACAAATGCAATAATTAATACAATAGATCAGACAACTGGTGCGGCATTAACAGATTATACTTTATCTGTTCCTAGCGCTGCAATTACAATCGCAACAGGCGAAATTGGAACATTGGGGACGGTATCATTTTAATAACATAAAGGATAATAATGTATATATATAAAATCACAAATAAAATTAATAATAAAAAGTATATAGGTCTTAGAACTACCTCTAAGGAAGCTAAATGAAAACATTATCTGAAATAACTCAAAGTTTAAAAAATTATTTTGCTGAAGGTTTTTTACATAAAGCAATTAATATATCTAGTACAAACATATATAAGATGTTTGCTGCTATTGCTCAAGTTTTTTATAGAGAGTCAAAAGCAGAAGCATATTTTAAAAGAGAGGTAAACCCTGAAACAACTTATGACCTGATTTTAGACTGGGAAAAGGAAGTTAAAATACCTTGTGAATGTTTTACTACAGATGTTAGTATTGACCAGCGAAAAAAACAAGTTTTAGTAAAATTAACTGCGAACGTACAAATTGCGCAGGATTTTGTAGATTTGGCTAAAATATTAGGGGTTACAATTACGATGCGGGCTAAAAATGAGGGGGCAACACCATTTCCATTGTTATTGCCGTATTCGCTAGTTGATATATCTAATTTTTATGTAATAATTGTTGATATAGCAAATTGGAGTCCATCACAAGTTTTTCCTTTTTTATTACCGTATCCGCTCGGGCAGGAACAATATAGTACTCAGATACAATGTTTATTTAATAAATTAAAACCAGCAAATTGTTTAATAGAATATATATAAAAAGGAAGGTAAATATATGATTTACGTCGTTGATAAAATTAATGGTATTGATTATGTACAGGATTATCAATATAACAGTGTAAAAAATAATGTATTAGATTCAGTCTTAACAACGGGGCAAACACCGGACTCAGATACCGGGATATCTGACACAAATGTAAAACAACTTTCAACGGCTATTGCTATTCATGCCGCTGGGGGAAATTATTATATTGACAGTGGGCTTGCTGATGCGTATGTTTTAGGTGTTCAGACAATATCAGGCACCCCCATGGTTGCGCCTAATGTTTTTTTTAATGGTATGTCATGCAGGTTTATTGCAAATGTGTCAAATACTGGAACAAGTACGGTAAATGTTGCAAGTTTAGGAATAAAAACTATACGAAAAAATAATGGGACAGATATACTTGCAGCTGGAGATATTATTGCTGATTATTTATATACAATAATATATAATTCAGCAACTGGTTTTTTTGAGCTATCAAAAAATATTAGTGGCGATTACAGGATAGTAAATGGTAATCTGACTGTTGATAAAGCTATAACATCAACAGTGGGAGATATCACGACAACAACTGGTAATTTTGTAATAGGGACAGCTGGAAAAGGTATAGACTTCTCAGGCGTAGGGACTGCGGCTAATATACTACATGATTATGAGGAAGGGGCTTGGACTCCAATACCATCAAGAACTACTGGGGGAGCTATTACTGCAACAGTAACTACAACAGATTGTGTTTATACAAAGATAGGAAGAGAGGTTACCCTCTATTGCAGAATGTTTATATCCTCAGTCACAGCACAAGGAACTGGTGATAGTTTTATGTCAGGTTTACCTTTTGAAAATAGCTATAATCAGAATATGGTTGGAAGTTTATTTATTGGCTCTGCAATAACAGGTACTGCTCCAGTTTTATCTACAATTGCAAGTAACAAAATATATTTTTCTGACGATAGAGTAAATTTGTCTAATGGAGACTGGAAAGCTGGTACTATCGAATTTTCAATATCATATATTACATCAACTTAATCTTAAAGGATAAACACAATGACGACACAAACAACATTTTATAAGGGCTTCATAGAAGAAACTGGAAGTTTCAATAGATGTCTTCTAATTTTAGAACTTGAAGATAATATAGTAATAAAACAAACACTACACAGACGAGTAATAAGTCCATTAGAAAATTATTCCGATGAAATACAAATCATAAAAGATATATGTGATGATATGTTCACACCTGAAATAAAAGCAGAATATCAATTATTTTTAGATTCGATGGAGGTATAAATGAAAACTGGTAAAATAATAATAAATTCAGATATGGAATTATTTGAAGAAGAAATTGTCATCGAAGAAATTGACGGTTTAAATTACAGAGTTAAGAAATTAAACAAAATAACTCCTATAGATGATGTATCAGATAAATCAGATAAAGTTAAAAAGCTTTCTAATATTCTGAATACTAAGAAAATTAAAGATAAATATCAAGCGAAGCTAGATAAAACAAAAAAAGTTAAATAAAGGTATATATACGAGCGAATGGAATAAACTACCTCCTGTAGCTGCTACTGATACAATACAAAAAGATGGTTCATAGAAAACGCAAATTGCAACATTCAATAACCCTGTTTGGGTTCAAAATCCGTTGCAAAATGGTTGTGATCTTGTTTTAGTTGAAAATTAATTTTAACGTGCTATTGTATATAAAAGAGAAAGGCCTTAAATTGAATTTAAATACTGGAAATAATTTTGATATTAAAAAAATAGGAGCTAGTTTGTTAATTCTTATTCTTGCAGGTATTTTTTCTTTTATCTGGAAACTAAACTCAAGCGATTCATTACAAACTTACAATGATATTGATTTTAAAGATAGATTAATATCAACAATCAATATAGTCTCGGATAATAGGAAAATACAAGATAAGCGCTATATTGAATTAATAAAAATAGCTACAGAGACGCAGAGTAATGTAAAAACAATAAAAGAACAAATTAATAAATTATGTGAGAGAGAAAGCAGACTTAATGGTTTTTTAATTACGAAAGATTAAAAATGAAAACTATATTAATTTTATTATTCTTATTTTTATCATCTTGCCAAACTGTAAATTTTAAAGAATATACAGAAGACGGAAAATTGATAAAAGAATATAGCAGAACCGGGACTCCTAACTGGTCTGATAATAAGACAATTCCAGTCTCTTTTTCAGGAATAGGGGTATAAAAAATGAATACTGTATTAACAAAAGAACAATTAGAAAAGTCAAAACTAGAGATTAAAAAATATAATCTTGTACATAATAAACGTTTTTTTGAGTGTTCAGATAAGTTTATTATTAACTGCTTCAATGGTGCCGGAGCAGATGGAACAAATATTATCGCTAGAATATGTATAACAGAAATACTTAGTATGTTTATTACTGCGATACTGCTGCACGATTTCAGTTTCACATTAAAAGATGAAGAGTTTGATATTGTTAATCAAGATTTTAGAGAAAACATGGAAAAACTATTAGATGCAAAATCATCAAATATATTCTCTAAATCATGGAATAGATTTTTAAAAATTGCCGCGTTCGATATGGTAAATAAATTTGGTAATAAATGGGAGCTAATATGAATGAATTACTTAAAAAACTAACTAATACAAAAACTATTATTGCAATAGCGTCATCGTTATTATTAATAGCGCAGACGTTAGGGTTGAAAATTGACAATGAAAAAGTAATGATTGTTGTTAATTTAGTGCTAACTATAGGCATTTTATTGGGAGTATTAAATAAATCAGGTATGAATACAACTAAAATGGATAAATAATTATGCTACATAAACTAATCAAATTCTATAATAAATATATTACTACATATATGCAGTTCAAAAAAGATAGTAAACATTTAGTATATCTCAATGAGACTACACAAAATAAATATGAAAAAGTTGAGACATTATTATTAAAGAATGAGATAGATATTTTATGCGAAAATGATCTTGAAGAGTTGAGTAGAAGTACTCGTATAATAAGTTTATGTTTTACTGAACAAGAAGAAATGCAAGAAGCACTAACAATAAACATTGATTTTATATTAAAGAACAAATGGAAGTATAAGATTGCATATTATACAATTGAAGCGCTCTGTATTTTAGGAATTACTAACAAAATTAAATAATATACTCTGGAAGTCTATATAAATTAAGTTATATATAAACTATTAGATTTAAGTATATTATGGACTAGATTTTATGCTAGTCCTTTTTTTATGTTTAAACAATATTTTTATAATTATTTCATATGACTGATCTTATCAATGAATTCCTGTTCTTTTGTTAAAGCACTTTTCATATAATAATTATCTTCTAATCTCATACCCCAATTTTCGCAATAATATCCAGGCTCTACTGCAATTATCTCATTATCATAAGTATCATGTACTATATTTGTAATTCCGTGATTCAAACGATGATTACAATCCGGCAACACAGTATTCCATATCTTCTCTGCAGTATCTTCTAATAACGTTCTTTTTACTGTTTTTAAAAAGTTAAATTTTTCCCTATACTTTGCAGGAATAAATCTTCCGCAGTAGAGCATGCGTGTGATATCACTACATTGATCGTTAATCTTAAAACCAAAGTCAATTAAAACTAGATCACCTTTCCTTAATTGTCTATTAGTCGCTGGTTCATTGTGTATTTCCCTAGTATTCTCGCCAAACGCTACTAAAGGATAGAAGGCAATATGGCCACTTCTGATAATAAAGTCTACAACATCAATTTCCCTTAGCCCTACGCATATAAAATCTTTTAATGCCGAGTAAATTTGTTCAGTAAAATCGAATACATCGTTAGTTTTCATAATTATCTCCTCTTATTTTACATTTAATCCTTGACATTTAACTTATCATATTTACTATTTCATCTGTAGTTTCTATAACATCAATATCTTCTACTATATTATTAGTAACTATTCTTATTGTTGTAAAAGTGTTCTTATAATTACGAAAGAAGTATATTATATTTAGTTCATTGATCCTTAGATCACTGCCATTTGTTGTTTTTACATAAATAAAATTCATAATAACCACTTATATTTATTATTTTTTTTTGCTCTATTAATATATTTTTTAAGCTTCATTATTTTCTCCTCCTTTATATTTTAATTATATTTCTTTCTCTTTATATAATATATTATAACATATACATCACATTTTGTCAATAGCAGTTTTAATTCTTTTACTTTTTTATTTCTTCTCTAATCTTATTTACTATTGCACTATATTCTGATCTAGCATCATTTATTTTTTTAACTAGTTCAGCAGTAAATGCTTCATCTTCTAATCCTTTTGATATATCTAGTGTATTGCTCTTCCCTTTATGATAATCTTCTGAACTTGTTGCCCCCCATGTGCCATATTTTGCTGTGAATCCTCTCGCATATAATATCAAAACTAAATTTTTTATAATGCTTTTAAGTTCTGCTAATCTTTTAAAACTATTCATTTTTATTACTTTCTTAGTGTTAATGACTTTGTTAATAACTCTATATTTTGTGCCTAGTGTGCCTGTTAATAACTTTCACTATATATTTAATATGTTTTTAATTTTGTCTAGAAGGTATATTTGTCCTTTGCCGGTAATTAGATATGTTGTAACTAATAAATCGCCCTTAATAGAAGTTAAAACTGTTTCTTTAATTTCGAATATGCCCATATTTATATATCTTTGAAACGGAGAATTTTTAGATCTACCGGCTTTTATCAAAAATCCATTTTTGCGCAGTAGGTTGAATAGTTTATTACGACCTATTTTTATGCCATAGTTATTTAACACTTTTGCATAATCACAAACCGGTATCGATTCTGAGGAGTTCGCTACACTTTTACCGAAGTTTGAAAAAGGTTTATCAAGTTTTAATTGTTCTGATTTTCTTTCATTTAATTCTACTATATCTACTAATGCTAATAGAGCTTCTTTGTACGTTGCAGGCAGCTTTGGCATATTTTGATTTTCAAGTTCTTCCCAGCGTGATAAAACTATATCTCTTAATTTTGTTGAATATCCTGTCAATAAAATCATTAATTCATGGTACGGTAAAAGATATTGCTTTTGGAATCTTCCACAACTGTCACTATAGATCTCCTCAAAAGTGAGGTAACCTTTTTTAAGATCTTTTAACATTTTTTCAATGTCTCTAAGTACATTGTCATGTCTCTTCCCTGTTTCTTTTGCAATTTCTCTACTGCTCATCGTCACTTTATTGTCCCTAACTTTTAAATTATTCATTTGTTAACTCTCCTCTATCTCATTTAATAAATTAATATCTCTTTTTGCACGTTCTATAATTGATATTCTTTTTATTTCTCTACATGTAGCTCCAGTTTGTTGTTCTGCTGCTTCATAGCATTTACTTATATCGCAAAAACAGTCCTCACAGTCAAATTCAGCTAGAAGTAGGTCTAGTGCCATATTTCTATATTCAATTTCATTTGTTAATATATCAATATGTTCAAAAAGAGCTTTGATTTGATTAGATATAATTTCTAATTGTTCTTTATCGTGTTGCATTTTTAAATCCTAAATTAATCTTAAAAATTTTAATATTTTTTGTACTAATGTTAATTCTATCTTTAACTGTTTTTTTAATGTTTTTATTCTTGCCTCACAATTTGTAATTTTATTTAACATGATATATATCGTATATTTTGCTTCATCTTTTGGAATAATCCTTATTCCAGAATTATCTATTTCATAAATTAGATTTTTAAATTCAACTACATAATCTTCTAAAATTTCTATTTCGTCTTTTATTGTAATATCATCCATTTTTAAAATTCCTTTATTTTATAACTTTTTATATAAATTTCGCTATAATCTTTTATTATTTTATAACCCTCCATTTTGATCTTAATTATAAGCCCATATCGTTATTTGTCAATAGGCTTTTTTAAATATTTTGAATATATTTCTCCAAAATGTTTTGCTAAACCTTTTTGTATCCAGTACATTGCTGCTTGTTCATCACTTACTTCTAGCCTCCTAGCGTACTTGTGAATCCATCTCATTTGTATCATATTGTATTTTAATGTTGTCATCTCTAATCCCTCCTGCTTTATACTAGTAATTGTACGCCTAAATAGCTGTTTGTCAATAGGCGAAACAAGCTTTTTTTAAGTTTTTTAAGTTTTTTTTATAACTAAAATTGACGGGCGTTAATAGAGTCGAACTATCAATAACAGAGATAAATCTGTCGTACTGCCGTAGTACTTTGAACGCCCATAAAATGTTTTTTATCTCTTTCATATTAGTAATTATATATAGTAACATTAACTTTGTCAATAGGCGAATTAATTTTTTTTTAAGTTTTTTTTAAGTTTATTTATTATGATTTGATTATCTAAATCTAAAAACACAATAGACGCGTCTTAGAATGCAAAAGATATAAGACCCGATACAGTTATCACAAATCAATACAATCAAAAGCACATATAACAGTATGATCAAATTTAACCCTATTTTAACTTATATATTGGATTGGTAAATAACATTCCACCTAGTTAACCATATCAGTTCGCTTTTTAACTCTTACTTTTAATATCAAAATAATTATTTAAAAAACATGTAAAAAATCTTATTCCTGACTGTCTAGATAAAATATCTTTAATATCTTACTTATATTTATTATGTTCATTGTGTCGATGTCCGGTCGATGTGTTGATTATTTCTTTATCATTCTTTTTTAAACAGCGATAGGATCTGTTATTGCTTTAGACATAATAATTACTTTCTATCTTTATTATTAATGTCAAATATAATAATAAAATAAGGGAGGTCAATAATATTTTTAGATTTTGACCCCTTCTTTTATATATGTTATTAGAATAATAATATATATTCTTGTTAGTGTCCGATTTAAAAAACGACGAGGTGTAACTTATTGATTGCTAAGTACTTATAAGAAAAATCCGCTGTCCGGTCGCTGTCCGAACGCTTGTTTTAATTAGTTGTAAGTTACTAATAATAAGCTAGTTGCCTTATGCAATCCGCTGTCCACTGACCCTTTTTTTTTGACCTGCAATTTTTACCCATTTTTGATGATTATATTGATCTTTTAAAGTTCGTTGTTCAAACACTTGTTTTAATTAGTTGTAAGTTGTTAATTTATAATATGTTATCTTATGTAGTTCGCTGTCCAGTCGCTGTCCGATTTTAAAAAATAGAGTTTATAAATAGCTTATGATTAATATGTTATAAACTAATTTCGCTGTCCACTACTTTTTGCTAAAATTTCAATACAATTCTGATTTGTTAGAGATCTATATAGATTGATAGAACGTACATCGAAGCATCGACACGTCGACACATCTACAGAATATCGACACATCTACCTATTGTTTTGATTCATGTTTGGCAAGAAATTAAAGATTTTATCAAAATAACTAAAAACTGCTATTGACAAATTTACTTTTTGTAGTACACTTATCTAACAAAGGGAAAAATGTTAAAAAATCTTAAAAAAGGTAACACAACTTTTAGGGATACCTATAGTGACAGTTATTAACAGGCACACTAGGCACAAAATATAGAGTTATTAACAAAGTCATTAACACTAAGAAAGGCAAATAAAATGAAACAGGGATATGCAGCATTATCAGCACGACAGCATCTAATTCAAAGATCAGTTAACCGGATTAAAAAAGAATCAAAAAATCATTTAAGTTATGGAGATGATATTGATGATCAAAAAACGTTATTATATATGCAATCTGTTAAAGATATATTAGAAGAATTACAGGAAATAATAGATATAAAATAATATAAAA